GTTTTGATAGGCAAGGCAAGCACAAAGGTCAAACTCAATTTTGCAATCACCGCAATTGTTGCTTCAAATAGCAACGCAGGTTCACTTGATAACCTGGAAAAACTCATCATAGGAATTCTCACGGCAATGCCGTCAGGATACGTTGTTGACACCGTTGACAAACCAACAGTGTTGGAAGTCGGACAATCACCAATGCTTGTTGCAGACGTCAACGTTTCAACGTACTACACTCAAACAATCTAAGGAGAAAAAACGTGGCAACTACGATCATCACGGGTCGCGATCTTGTCTTGACGATCGGAAACGACTCTTACGACGCACAAGCGACCAGTGCAACACTTACCAACACACCAACAACTGAGACTTACCAAACGCTTGACGGTAAGGCATACAAGACAATTGACAACCAGTGGGCATTCGAAGTCGAAATGCTGGCTGACTGGGGTGCAGCGTCTTCACTTTGTGAGGAACTATGGGCTGCAATGGAGACATCACCAAACGCGCCAATTTCCGTTTCATTGACTGCCACAACAGGCGCAGTTTTTGCATTCAGCGTTTTGCCAGTGTATCCAAGTGTCGGTGGAACTGCCCCTGACGCCCAAACGATTACACTTTCATTTGTTGTTGTCACTGAAGTCACTGAGACATTCTAAACCTAACAATCGGGAGAAAAAATGAAACTAGCAATCACAATCGAATACAACAACGGCGATTCAGCAACTTACACGGCTGCACCGCCTGAGTGGGTAAAGTGGGAAAAAAGCACGGGAAACAACATTTCTCAGGCACAAGATAAAATTGGAATTTCGGATTTGGTGTTTCTTGCCTATCACGCCATGAAGCGTGAAGCGGCGGGAAAGCCAGTCAAGCCGATCGAAGTGTGGACAGAAACAATTTCTGACGTGCTGGTCGGTGACAACGAAAACCCAAAAGTTACGCAGTCGGAAGCCTTACAAGATTAGTTTGGGAAGTAGCCCTGGCAACGGGGCTACCCCCAAATTGTTTTGAAACTGCCGAAGACATTATGACTGCAATGGACATTTTAGAAAGGCGCAACAATGCTAAGTGAACAAGTCGCTTACAACAAAGAAGATTTGCGCGGAATCTTAAAAGCGTTCAAAGCAATGGACGACGAAGCCGCTACGCAAGCCAAAACGACGTCAAGTGAATTGGCTGATTATGTCAAGGGTAAAGTATCAGCCGCGGCAAGTCAGCGCAGTAAAGGTCAAATTTCTGCAACCCGAATTGCTGAAGGCGCAGTGGTTTCCAAGTCATCAAAAATCGGTGAAATTTCTTATGGTTTTGCCCGTCAAAAATTTAGCGGTGGTGCAACAACCCAACAACTTTGGGGCGGCAATGAATTTGGTTCAAACAAATTTAAGCAATTCCCAGTTTGGTCAGGGCGTGAAGGTCGTGGGTCGCGCGGTTGGTTTATTTATCCAACGTTGCGCAGTATCCAACCTGAAATTGTAAAGCGTTGGGAAGAATCATTTTCATACATCATAAAGAAGTGGAATTGAAATGGCTGCACCAAGTCGCACATTAAAACTTTCCATTCTTGGAGACGTCAGCAATTTAGTTTCCAGCCTTAAAACAGGCGAAAAGGCAACTGACGACTACACGAAAACGCTGACAGACTTTGGCAAAAAAGCCGCGGTTGCGTTTACCGTCGCTGCAACCGCTGCAACCGCGTTTGCCGTTTCAGCCGTCAAAAACGCATTGGCTGACGAATCAGCCCAACGCAAACTTGCGGAAACCTTGCGGGCGTCAACCACTGCCACCGAAGCACAAATAAGCGCGGTGAGTGACTGGATAGATACAACTTCGGTTGCCATTGGTGTCACCGACGATCAATTGCGTCCAGCATTTTCAAGGTTGGTCAGATCAACCAACGACGTACAAAAAGCACAAGAATTGGTCAACCTTGCACTGGACATTTCAGTGGCAACAGGCAAACCGTTGGAAGCCGTTTCAAATGCCCTGGGAAAAGCCTATGACGGCAATGCAACATCACTTGGACGTTTGGGTTTAGGTTTAGACGCAACAATCCTTAAAGGCGGCGACACCGACGCAATCTTTCAAAACCTAACAACAACCTTTGGCAATTTTGCTGAGAATGAAGCCTTAACAACTGAAGCACAATTTAGACGCGTAGGCATTGCCGTTGACGAAGCCAAAGAATCTATTGGCGCAGCCTTGTTGCCAGTGGTCGAAAGATTAGCCACGTTTTTGATCACCACCGTTGTTCCAAACATGCAAACTTTTATTGCTTCATTGACTGGAACTGGCAGCCTTGCTGAAGCAACTGCCGACGGAACTTTGGGCGCATTTGAATTTGGCAAAATGGTTGAAAAAGTTTTGAAAACGGTTTACAACTTTAGAGGTGTTTTGATAGCAACTGGCGCGGTCATTGCAGGAATTTTCGTTGTTTCAAAAGTATCAGCCGCAGTCACCGCAACAATTCTTTTGATCACTTCTTTGATTAAGGCTTACAATGCATTGAAAAATTCGGCATTGGTCGCGGGCGTTGCGTTAGCCTTTGCCATGAATCCATTGTTGGGTGTTGGTGCGGTTGCGCTGGCAGCGTCAGTTTTGGCGGGTGCAAATGCATTGGCAAATCGCGACACCGCAAACATTGAAAATTTAGGCGTTCCAAAAAACCTTGTGACAGATTATGGCACTTATACGGCGCCTGAATTTAAGGTTGATCAATACAAGGGCGAATCTTTTATGGGTACATTGCCCAAGCCTGGCGCGTCAAGTGCTGCAAAACGTGAAATTCTTGGTGCGGGCAGTGCTGAAGAATTAACAAGAAGACTTGAACAAATTTCCAAAGACATGAGTGAACTAACTTTTAGAATGACAACAGGTGGCATTTCTGATACAACCGCGCAAGCCGAATTAAAAGCGTTGAAGGCTGAAATGGCAGTTTTAACAAAACAGGCTCAATCCTTACCACAAACAAACATTTACATTTCAGGCGCAATTGACCCTGAAGGCACGGCACGTCAAGTCGCTGAATTGCAAAACAATTCCTACTATCGCGGCGGCGGCGGTGGTGCAAACGCGCTAGTGTTCCCATGACACAGTGGAATCCTATTTGGCTTGTTGAATTAGACGGTGTTTCATACACAAACGCTATTCTTGCAAACTTAAAAATCACAAGTGGTCGCCGTAACATTTACGAACAAACCGCGGCGGGTTATGTAAACATTGAATTGCTGGACGTAGATCAAACTGCAATTCCAGTCAAAATCAATTCGACCATTGGTGTTTCAATCAAAGACACGTCAGGAACATTTGTCCCAATTTTTGGCGGCAACGTTGTTGACATAGGTTTGGAAATTAGAGACATTGGCAACACATTGTTTACGCAGACTTATTCGATCACGGCACTGGGCGCATTGGCACGTTTGCCAAAGGCATTGACCGACGGCGTTTTGTCAAAAGACTTTGACGGGAATCAAATTTACGACATTTTGCGCGGGGTCTTATTGTCTCAATGGCAGTCAGTTCCAGGGGCATTGACTTGGGCAACCTATGACCCGACAACCACATGGGCAAATGCTGGCAATACTGGACTTGGAGAAATTGACCGTCCAGGCGATTATGAATTGGCGGCTAGATCATCAAACCGCACAAACGTTTACACGTTGGTTGCAGCCCTGGCGACTTCGGGTGCTGGGTACATCTATGAAGACGCACAAGGTCGCATTGGGTACGCAAGCAGCCGTCACCGCAGCATTTACCTAGCAACAAACGGATACGTTGACCTAGACGCAAACTATGCCCGTGGGAAAAACTTGCAGATACAAACCCGCGTCGGCGACGTGCGCAACAACGTGACAATCAAATACGACGCCACAAGTAGTAGTGAAGAATCAGCGTCAGACGCCGCTTCAATAGCCTTATACGGTGAACTTGCCCAAATTATCACCACGACACTTCACAACAAAACCGACGCCGAAGATCAAGCCGCGTTTTATTTAGACTTGCGTGCCAACCCTGAACCTATTTTCAGCCAAATAACATTTGACTTGACCAACCCTGAAATTCCAAACGTCCAGCGTGACCGCCTGATCAACATTTTCATGGGTGAAGCCATTGCCCTGACCAATCTGCCATTGAACATGAATTCGGGAACGTTTCAGGGCTTTGTCGAAGGCTGGTCATTCCAGGCGTCATACAACCAACTTTCACTGACCTTAATGCTTTCCCCATTGGCTTACTCATTGCAAGCAATGGCATGGGACGACGTTCCAATGACTGAAACATGGTTAAGCGTGTCACCGACTTTGACGTGGGAATCTGCCACAATAGTGGCGTAGAAAAGGAGAAAAAATGGCAAATCCAACAACCAATTATGGCTTTGTGCTTCCAACTTCGACTGACCTGGTCACTGACCTACCAGCCGACTTTGACGTGGCATTGCAAGGCGTTGATACGCGTTTGAAAGCGTTGCAACCAGGCACAACACTTGGTGATCTTGCTTATTCATCTGCAACGGCTAACACAAACACCCGTCTTGCGGTTGGTACATCAGGGCAAGTGCTTGCAGTTTCAGGCGGTGTGCCAGCATGGACGACATTGGCTTCGGCGGGTGGAATGACACTACTTTCAACAACAACGCTTTCAGGTGCAACCACAACCATTTCTAGCATAAATCAAACCTACGTAAATTTACAGGTAGTTTTTTCTGGTATAACTATTACAACAGCAGGAAATACGATTTCAATTTATGTGAACGGAACACAAAATCAAACACTGGGCATTGGTCAAAGGGGAGTGGATTTAACAAACAGCATTCAATCAACAGTCACTAACATTCCTGTTCCTCTTAATTCAACTTTAGGAACGGTTGCCGATAATTGCTTTGTATTAAATTTGTATAATTACAATTCTACTACGCGACCTAAGCCTTTTCAAATGGCTGGATTTGCTGAGAATAACTCTGTACAAAGTGTTTTTGGTCATCTTGAAGGCGCTATCAGAACAAACTCTGCAATTTCGTCAATTACTTTTGATTCGTCAGGTGGAACATCTTTTACCGCAGGAACAGTCCTAATCTATGGAGTAAAATAAAATGACAAATCCAACAATACGAATTCACAACTCAGAAACAAACGAAATCATTGACCGTGAAATGACTGACGCAGAATTCAACGAATTCGAAGCAAGCAAAGCCGAAGCAACTGCAACTGCCGAAGCAACTGCAACTGCACGCGCAGCAATTCTTGACCGTCTAGGTTTAACGGCTGAAGAAGCGGCGTTGTTGTTGTCATGACATACCCACAAGGTACAAACGCCAGGTTGATCGAAATAGCAGCCGCCGAAGTCGGCACGGTTGAAGAAGGCGACAACCTGACCAAATACGGCAAATTTACAAAAGCCGACGGTTTGCCGTGGTGCGGTTCATTTGTCAATTGGTGCGCTGATCAGGCTGGCGTCAAATTATCGTCAATGGTTTCAACCGCCGCTGGCGCGCACAAAATGAAAGAAGTTAGCCGTTGGTCAAACATGCCACAACTAGGTTCGTTGGCTTTCATGGATTTTCCACATGACGGCGTTGACCGCATTTCACACATTGGAATTGTTGTTGGACTTATTGACCGAACAACTTGCTTGACAATCGAAGGCAACACAAGTGGCACGGGCGATCAGCGCAACGGTGGCATGGTTATGGTCAAGGTGCGCAGTTATGCGCCAGGCAAAGAAATCGTTGGGTTTGGGGTTCCCAAGTTTGTTGCTTACAACGGGGACTTTCCAAAAATAGAAATACCTTCGGGAGACAAACCAAAGAAGGGCAAGAAAAAATGAAAGAAGCAAAAGCACTAGCAGCGTCATGGGGTCGTTCATTCATGGCTGCCGCATTGGCGTTATACATGGCAGGGGTCACTGACCCAAAGACTTTAGCAATGGCAGGGGTCGCAGCGGTTGCGCCAGTGATCTTGCGTTGGCTCAATCCAAATGATTTAAGTTTCGGGTCAAAGGGGAAATGATCGGAAAACTCACGGCGGCATGTCTAACGTTCGCAATGACGTTGGGCATGTCGTCTTGTGGGTATCAGGGCTGGACACGTTATGAGTGCCAAGAATGGGAATTTTGGAATGAACCACAATGCAAAAAACCGCAGTGCGTCCCTACTGGAACATGCACTGAAGACATCATTGGAAAGGTCTACACACAAGACAAGCCGTCGCCGTAGCCCTGAAGACGTCCACGCCCAACTGATCTTAATAATTGGCTCAACTTTGGCAGCGGTGTTTTTAATCGTAACCCTGGGCATAACCT